TCCAATCAAGAACGTCTTACACAACAGGCTCTCATGGTTATGAACATACCTGGAAAAGATATTCAAGAGATGGTCAGACCACCGCTACCACAAATTCAATTATTTCCAGAACGGTATGGCTACGGAGATCGCAGTCAACTTGGTATTGATGACATTGTAACTATCGACAGAAAGTATGCCGAACCAAGAGTATCCTGGTACTCTGGCGGTGTTGCTGGTTACCAAGCAGCCGAACGAAATGCACTAGGGAGTAACTAATGCCAACTATAGTTCCTGATCGTGGTGATGATCCAAAGCGAAAGATGTCTTATCTTGAAGAGGTAAATAACGTAGAACGTAAAAAAAGAGTTAGCCCAATACAGTATGAAGAGATGTTAAAGGCTAGAAAGCCAGGAGCAAAAGATCCTTTTTACGGATATCAAAAACGAATTGGTGAATGGGATCCAGAAAGGTACTAACCTATGAATGACGGCGACGGTATGTTAACGATGGAGTTACAAGCAGGATTAATTGCTTCTAACGCCACTATGTATAACGGCTCATCACCTTGTCCGACTTGCGGCGTTGTTATGAATCCTGTTGAATTTCTATCTAATAGAGGACACTGCTTGTCTTGCACAACAGCAAAAAACGCTAAAAGAGTAAAGGAAAAAATGTCATGATGTTTAACGACCGCAGAAGGACCCGCATTCAGAGTGCTAAAGAACGCCAAAGGGTACATAATTTAGTCAGGGACACAGGTGCTTATATCTCTAATTCAAAAGGAGAGTATCCAGCATCTCGTAAGGAACAGTATGCTCAATCAACTCAAGCGGTGGAAGCCGTTATTGAGGCAAATAGGAAGAAGAAATAATGGCCGTTAATTCATCTCGCTCAATGAACAAGTCACTTGATGATGGTGCAACAGATGGAAAGTATCGCAAGGTACGTCCTGATACTGAAGTAGGTCCAGAGTCATCTGGTACTGAAGCCAACCGTCAATCACTTCATCCATTTTATGGTTATGGTTTTGCAACATCTGAGTACCCAAATAAGGTAAACCCAGGTAAGTAAATGTATAATCTTCAGCCAAAACAATTTTCTTCTGGAGTTTCTTCAAAATCTTATGCAAGTGGTCAAATGCGAGATACTGGTCCAGAAGCAAGAACGGCAAGAGCCAGCGTAGCAGGTAAAGGTAGAGCAGGTAGAATGTTGCAAGGAATGCAAAAAACTCAACGTCAATCTTTTAAAGATTAATTATGGCAAGAGTAGCAAAGACTAATTTAGCAAAAGCACCAGATTTTATTGCTAGTAAAATCCCATTTCAAGCAGCAGCATTATCTGGTGTAGAAGGTACTACTGGTCCTGGCTATATGTCAGATGATGAAACCCGTGAGTATCGTAAATCAAATCCAACATACACAGTTCGTTCTTATGGAACCCCAATTGCATGGCATGGCGATGCTGGATGGCAACATTCAACTTCTAAGTATTCAGTGACAACTTCACGTCATCAAAACATTGTAAAGCGTGCACTTAATGACCACTTCCAAAGCGGACACGATAACGCAAAGAATCCAGATTACGGCTTACCTCTTGGCGAGAAGTAAGAGTGGTGGGGGTCGTAACGACGCCCGTAAATGTGGTAAAGCAAGTAAGAAACGCCCAAAGTCAAACGTAAACAAGGGTAAATCTTGTTGTGGATATTCAATTAAAAGAACAGATAGGTTAGACCACAATCAAGGTCATCGTAAAATAGCCTTAGCCGCTTAAATAGTATAGGATAAACGGACTACTACAAGGAGCACACATGTATATACCACCTTTTTCAATTGAACCGACTGAAATTGTCGGAGGATGTATTGCTATTTATCGTGATATTTGGGATTCTCCTAAAGAAACAATTGATACCATAGAAAAAGTTACTTTAAACTCAAATTCTGGTGTTCAATTTAAAAGAGCCACATTGGGAAATAACGTAGATACGGGAGAAGCAAGGACTAACTCTCATCTATCTTTAACGGAGGCTGCACAAATAAATGATGATTTTCGTAAAATTAACAATAAATATTTTGATTTAGTTTTTGCAGCCATGCGTGACTATTCAAATAGATTTTGTAAAGATTTACCATATTTTTTTGTAGAAGGATTTAATTTGTTAAAGTATCAAACTGGGCAAGAATATACAGCACATTTTGATGGCGATACGACTACACGTAGATCCGTTTCTCCAATAGTTTATTTAAACGACGACTATACTGGTGGAGACATTGAGTTTGTTTATCACAATGTAAAAATTAAACCTAGTCCTGGAATGTTGGCTCTTTTTCCATCTAATTATGCTTATGCACATATTGCTCATCCAGTTAAAACAGGCACTAAATATGCAATTGTTACTTGGTTGCATGATCAACCTAATATGGAGAGATAATGTCAAATATTCCAATTCTTGGACAGAAAAAACAAGATAATGAACCACAGTTTAGGTTGTTGTACTGTCTTGTCTGTCAAACATTAGAAGAGTTACCACCTTATGATGGTGCGCCTGAGCAAGATCACCTATTAGAAATTGCCTGTGAACAGCATGTCTTTCCCTCTGGAGAACCGCATAAAGGAAAACTATTTGTATTGCCATTAAAAGCATGGGCTAAGACAGAGTCAAAAAAAGAAATTATTAGACAAATAAAAGGCGGAGGTTCTGCTGGTATTGCAGAGGTGGATGATACTTTCTACGAATCACGATCTACCTTTATGGAAGATGCAATGACTTGCTATAGGCAACACAACAAACCAAAGGATGGCTGTTCAGATTGGCATATTAAAGACAAGATGTTGGTGCCGAAAACAATAAAGGAACGCAGAGCAGAGGGTATGGAGAAGTATGAAGAATCCGCAGGTCCAAAAACTTATTTGTGCGACTTTTGTCCTGTAGCAATATCCGTAGCACAACGAAAGAGAAAGTTAATGGGAATATAATAATGTCTGATAATGAGATGATCCAATCAGCCTATACTGTAGGTATTAGATTAGATGGAACTGTGTTTACCGAGGTGCTTGAACCTAGCGAAGTAATTCAAAGAAGAGCAACTACTTTTGATATATATCAAACAAGCAGAGAGTTAGTCTCCGATATTGAAAGCCAATTACTTGCAGATCGAGTTGCACGTACTGTATTGGCAAGTCTGCAACCAAAGGACAATGTTGCAGAATTCAAGGAAAAATTGATAAATGCACTAAGTGATAGAGGCATAGACACCCCACAAGCCTAAAGAGCCATAGACTATGTCTATGAGTGATTTAACTGGCTTTGTAAGTCCTGTTCAATTACAGGCTGCCCCTACTTCTTATTTTTCTGATCCTGAAGAAGAGTTAGACCCGCAGTTATTTGTAAACACAACTTTAAAGGGTTGGGTTCGTAACGGTATTCTTCAAAAATTGTATGGATTTTTAGATGACGCTTATCGCCATCCAGATTTGTGGACAAGAGTTTGGATTGCAGGTTCGGCGGTATCTTTCCAATGGTCAGCAGATCGTGAACCAGGAGATTTAGATATCCTCATTGGTGTTGATTATTTTTCATTTAGAAAAGCCCATCCAGAGTATATGGGATTATCAGATATTGAGATTAGCAAAATGTTAAATGAAGATTTTAGAGAACACCTACAGCCTGAAATGACTAATTGGAATGGATTTGAAGTAACTTTTTACGTTAATCCTGGAGCCACAGATATTAGAACAATTAATCCTTATGCTGCATACGACCTTAACCACAATGAGTGGACAGTGTTTCCTAAGCAACAAGGTGCTACACAAAATTTAGCGTGGGAATCAGCCATTCAAAAAGATACTTCCAAAGCCTCAGAAATTGTTATGCGTTATTCAAAGTATTTAACAGATTTACAAAATGCAAAAAACCCAGCATCTCGTCGTAACGCTGAGTTTGGTTTACAAACCGCTTTAATGCAAGGTTCGGCTCTTTTTGAAGATATCCACCATTCTCGTCGATACGCTTTCAGACCAGATGGTAAAGGTTATGAAGATTTTTATAATTATAGATGGCAGGCTGGTAAGAAATATGGAACAGTTCCTGCACTAAAACAACTGTCTGAGTACTGGTCAGCATACAAAGCAAAACAAGCAGATGAAACTTATGGTATTGATTTACCAGATACTCAGACCCTAATTCGTAGAGCGGCGACATACCGAGCAAAAGGATAACTAATTAATATATTACTATCACTAGACGGCGTACTTAGTTCGGACACAGGAGAACCAATCCGAGCAGGAGTAATGCTTTACTATGCATTAAACACCAATAATCGTGTAGCCATTATGACCTCTAGAAAAACAGAGGATGCAGAACATTGGCTTAATTCTCACGGAATTATTAATTATGATGATTTAATTGATCGTTCTTTTTATTTAGAAGGCGAAGACTTAAAAAAGAGACAATTTGTTATGAGTCGTTCTCGTGCTCCAATAGAGATGTATGTTGATTCTGACCCGTCTATGTGTGCTTGGGTTTTTGAAGAACAAGGTATTCCAGCCATCATGTTTATGAATCCAGGATATTTGGCTGTAGAAAGACGACCTGATGCACCTAAAAAAGTTCGTACTTGGAATCAAATAGAGGAGTCTATTAATCGAGTAAATGTTGCTCGTTCAAAGGATGCGGCTAATCCAAAAGAACTAGAGTTTTGGGATGACTAAATTAATTTTTTCAGGAACTGAAGTTGGTTCAAACCGTACCTTGTTAGAAGGTCAGAAAGTTGAGTCAATGGGACTCAACTATTGGGGTCTTAGAAAACGTGGTTTACCAAAAACTAAACTTTGGCTTATTAGCGAACATTTTACTCCAGAGACTAAAGTTTATATAGAATCTGGGGCAGCACAAGCGGACAAAGCAGGTCTATCTAAAGAAGAATTATTAGAGATAGCCGCAGACTATCAAGAGTTTTTAGTCAATAACGCTGATAGAGCAGAGGCTTTTCAAGAATTTGATTCACTTACTTTAGGGTTAGATTGGGTAGAAAAACAACGTCCATTTTTTGGTAATGATCCAAAACTATGGGTAGTATGGCATGAGGAATATGGGTTGTTAAATCTTAAGGATATCTCTGAAAAGTACAAAAACGTAGTAGTGCCTTACGCTGAAATTGAGTCAGTAACTAACTTAGCAGCCGTTACACGGAGTTACTCTAAACAATTTAATACCGTCTATCACGCCCTTGGATGTGCTAAACCAGATAACTTAAGACAGATACCATTTGCTACAGCCAGCACATTGTCTTGGTTATCACCTATGCGAAGAGGTGAAACTATTATTTGGGATGGAACTAAATTAGTTCGTTATCCAAAGAGAATGAAAGATCAAGCACGACCACGATACAAGCCCATTGTAGAGAAGGCTGGACTAGACTATTTGGAGTTTGTCCAGGATGGTACCCTTGAAGCAACTAGAGTTGCGGTATGGTCTTACAAACGATTAGAGGAGTCTATGGATAAGAAAAGCCCAAATTTTCACATCATCAATGGTGGTAAAGAGGAGAAAGTATCTGATAATAGCGATGAGTTGTTAACAGGTTTAATGGGATTTGAATTACCCTCTTCTGATAACAGTGAGGTTGAAGTGCGGAAAAATTCTGCAAATGAAGTGATACAAAGAGACCCTTTAGAGGTTCAAAACTTGCCTGTCTTTGGATATAAAATGAAGACAATAGTTGAAACTGATGAAGAGGGAAAAGATGTTCTTAAAGATGTCCCAATTATTAATAATCAACATTCGTCACTTCGTCAGTGCAATACCTGCTTTGTTGCTTCAAACTGTCCTGCTTTCAAGCCTGACAACAGTTGTGCTTTCAACCTTCCTGTTGAAGTAAAGACTAAAGATCAACTTAAGGCTTTATTGAACGCAATCATTGAAATGCAAGGCCAGAGAGTGGCTTTTATGCGTTTTGCAGAGGAGATGAATGGCGGATATGCTGATCCCAATGTATCTCAAGAAATTGATCGGCTGTTTAAACTTGTTGGTAATTTAAAAGAGTTAGAAGAAAACAGAGAGTTTGTTCGCATTACCGCAGAGCGTCAAAGTTCTGGTGGCGTTCTTTCTGCAATATTTGGTGATAGAGCACAGGCTCTTCGAGATTTACCTGACGCTTTAAAAGAAGATACAGTCACAAAGATTATTCAACAATCTATTGAAGAGTAGTTATCTGATAATAGCAAGTGGAGAACAGTGGATCATAGTGGAGGGCAATTTAGCCTTTTTTATATGAGGTAAGTACTCAACCAAGTTAACAAGTGTGTGATAGGTTAAGACCCGTCACAATACGCATTCCCATCGAGGGGTATTTGCATCCAAATAGAAATAGTGGGGGTTTACCGATATGTTTTCTTTTAAGTTAGCCGAAGAGTTTGTTACACCATACAAGAGTTTAAAGGCTCCCTTTGGATATCAAGATGCCGCTGGTAATTCCGTTGGTGAAATAACTTTTCTTAGGACCTATTCACGACTTAAAGCAGATGGTACTAAAGAAACTTGGGTTGACGTTTGTGAGAGAGTAATCAACGGTATGTATTCTTTACAAAAAGACCACGCTAAAACAAACCGCTTACCTTGGTCAGATGCTAAAGCAGCCGCCTCAGCCAAAGAGGCTTTCGACCGTTTGTGGAACTTAAAGTGGACACCACCAGGTAGGGGTCTTTGGGTTATGGGTACTCCGCTTGTAAATGAAAAACGAAACTCAGCAGCCTTACAAAACTGTGCGTTTGTATCGACTGGCTCAATGACTAAGACCGATCCAGCAAAGCCTTTTGCGTTTTTAATGGAGGCTAGTATGCTTGGTGTTGGAGTTGGGTTCGACGATAAGGGTGCCGACAAAGACTTCACGATTTACAAACCGCAAGAGGGGGAAATATATGTCATTCCAGATACCAGAGAAGGCTGGGTCGAGTCAACGGCCACGCTTATTAACTCTTACCTACGATCAGACTCAAAACGTCCTAGGTTCGATTATGCAGAAATTCGCAAGGCAGGTGAACCCATCAAGACATTTGGTGGAACAGCAGCAGGTCCAGAACCGCTCATTAAGTTACATAATTACATCGATGGAATCTTCAAGGAACGTGCTGGTCAGAAACTTACCCGTATTGATATCGCTGATATTGGGAACCTTATTGGGGTTTGTGTTGTATCTGGTAATGTTCGGCGGTCTGCTGAGTTACTTATTGGTCGAATTGATGATGAAGATTTCTTAAATTTAAAGAACGTAGAAAAATTTCCAGAAAGAAACTCTTACAATCCAGAAAAGCCAGGATGGGCTTGGATGTCTAATAACTCTGTATCAGTAAATGTTGGAGATAATCTAGACAACATCATTGATGGCATTGCTCGTAACGGAGAGCCAGGAGTTGTCTGGATGGATATCTCAAAACAATATGGTCGTCTCATTGATCCAATTAATAATAAAGATTGGCGCATTGCAGGATACAACCCCTGTGCAGAACAATCTCTTGAGTCCTTTGAGTGCTGTACCTTAGTTGAGACCTATTTAAATCGCCATGAAGACATAGAGGACTTTAAAAGAACCTTAAAGTTTGCTTATCTATATGCAAAGACCGTAACTCTCATACCTACACACTGGGAAGAAACAAACGCCATCATGCAAAGAAATCGGCGCATTGGAACTTCTGTTTCAGGAGTGGCTAACTTTGCAGATAGGAAAGGATTACCAATACTCCGTCAGTGGATGGATGAAGGATATAAAGTAATCAAGACCTACGACACCACCTACTCTGAGTGGCTTGGTATTCGTGAGTCAATCAAGATGACTACCGTAAAGCCAAGTGGAACAGTTAGCATCTTGGCAGGTGAATCACCTGGCGTTCATTGGACTGTAGGCGGAGAGTATTTTAATCGTGCTATTCGGTTTGCAAACTCTGATCCAATGTTGCCTCTGTTTAAGATGGCTAATTACAGAGTAGAACCAGCAAGTGAATCTCCAAATACTACTTCTGTTGTATTTTTCCCAATTAAATCTAATGCTAGACGTTCTGAAAAAGACGTAAGCATTTACGAAAAGATGGCCCTTGCTGCAACTGCACAAAGATATTGGTCAGACAATTCTGTAAGTGTAACCATTAGTTTTAATCCTGAGACTGAAGCCTCGGCTATTGGTACAGCCCTTCACATGTATGATGGACAACTTAAAACCGTGTCTTTTTTACCATCAGGTAATGCTACGTATCCTCAGATGCCTTACACGCAAATTACTGCTGAAGAATACGAAACAGAAGGAACTATGAAATTGTTTCCAATAGATTTGTCTGGGGTATACGCTGGTATGGCTGCTGACGCTATTGGGGAGGCGTATTGCACAACGGATGCTTGTGAAGTAAGATTAATTCAAAATAATTAAAAAAGGAAATTATGAGTACTAAAATCAATAGTATAGTAATTGTTGGCGGGGGTTCTGCTGGATGGATGTCTGCTGCATCTTTAATAAAGGCTTTTCCTAATAAAAAAATAACAGTTATTGAAAGTTCTGACATTCCTAAAGTTGGAGTTGGAGAAAGTACAGTTCAAGAGATAACTACTTGGTTAAACTTTTTGGATATAGATCATAAAGACTTTATGAAGCATACTAATGCTGCTTATAAACTTGGAATTGGTTTTACAAATTTTAAAACTGCTAAATCACCAACTTTTTTTTATACATTTGGTAATCCAGATATATCAAATACCTATTTTGGGTTAAATGATTGGCTTTTTCAAAAAGCATTAGATCCACAAATTGCAGATACAGAATATGCTGAATATTTTTATCCACAAGCAAATAGTTTTAAAACAAATAAACTTGTTATGGATTATCATGAAACTATGAGTCATTCTTATAGAGTTGATAGAGACGTTGTTTATCAATTTGATGCATCTTTATTTGGTTCTTGGTTGGCTAATAACTATGCTATTCCAAAAGGAGTAACTAGAATTATTAATACAGTTAAAAAAATAGAGGGTTCTAAAGAAGGAATAACTGCTTTAATTCTTGAAAATGGAATAAAAATTGAAGCAGATTTATTTATCGATTGTTCAGGTTTTAAAAGTTTATTATTAGGAGAATTTATGGAAGTTCCATTTATTTCTACAAAAGAAGTTTTACCAAACAACAAAGCCTGGTATGGACCAGTTCAGTACACGAATAAAGAAAAAGAAATGCAGACCTTTACTAATTGTACAGCCGTAAATAATGGATGGATTTGGAACACCCCTTTATGGAGCAGAATAGGTACGGGTTACGTTTACAGTGATGAGTTTGTTGATGATGATACTGCTTTACAAGAATTTAAAGATTATCTAGATTCAAATTCAATGGTTATTCCTGATTCAAATAGATCTAAAAACATGGAATTTAAACAAGTTCAAATTAAAAATGGTTATTATGAACGTTCTTGGGAAAAAAACGTTGTGGCTGTAGGATTATCAGCAGGATTTTTAGAACCATTAGAAAGTACTGGATTATTATTTATACATGATTTTTTATCACAATTAATACATACGTTACAAAGAAGAGAATTTATTACTGCGTTTGATATTACTTCATTTAATAAAAATTTTGTATATTATATGAAAAATACAACTCAATTTGTTTCTTTGCACTTTCAGTTATCTCAAAGAGCCGACACTCCTTACTGGGACAAAATTACAAACAATGTTTCGTACCCAGATGAGTATTTTAATATAACAAAAGATGTATTTACTGATCGAGTTATCCATAATCCAGTGCATACAGCAATTGCGGTTGGGTTAGGTTACAATCCTTGTACTTCATTACTTGTAAGTAACTTAGATTTTGAATTTCAAAGAAATACTAAAGAGTTGTTAGAACCTTACATTAAACACAGAAAATTAAAACAAAAAGAATGGAAAAAAATTATTGATAAAGCACCTACACATTATCAATACTTAAAAGAAAACATATACAATGAAAATCAATGACATACCTACAGTAACTAAACAACTTTTTACAAAATCATACTGGAATAAAACTAATATTATTGAATTTTGGGCATTCTCAACTAAACTAGTAATTATTATTCCTGGTCTTTTATTAGGAAAACAATGGTGGTGGTTATATATTTTTGCTTTTGCTTCTAGTGTGGCTTTAATATTAACTTCTACTATAAAAACTTTACCTACTATTATTTATTTTAACGTTATTTGGAGTTTGTTAGCAACAACTGCAATTTTAAAACATTTTTTATAGCCTTCTGCTATTGCTTTGCCTTTTGCTTATGCTTTGCTCTGCTTTACTGTTGCTTTGCAATATGCTGTCTTGTGAATTTTTATTTTATCTTCAATATTTAATAAAGGTCTAATATTTACATTATTTTTAAGAACTACCTTTGTTATGGCTCCCTCACACACAGAGCAAACTAATACTAAACACTCTGTTGTTGTGTAATCTTTTCTCCAACCTAAATGAATTAATTTATCCCAAAACAATTTTTCGGTGTAAGGCAGATCAGGTTCTTTGTAATGTTTATATTGTTCTTGCTTATGCTGTATGTATTGCTTATCTAATTCTATATAACGATCTACAAAGGAGTGTTCTCCCATGATTGCCCCCTAACTAACTGACTAACTTCTCCTGGCTGCCAGGTAAGTTAGTTCTAAGATAGCCCCACCATCTCTGATGGGGCTTCTCCTATTGCTTCTCCTATTGTTTTGCTTGCTTATGCTTCTGCTATGGCTTCTGCTATTGCTTTGCGTTCTTTTCTGGGAACTGTTCCATTAACTGCTTAGTCTTTGGAGTAAGTCCATGCCAAGAACTCCAATCTTCACCGCCTCTACTCATGTAGTAAGCGATCTTTGCATTGACCACAGGGTTGAGCAATTCGGCATTATTTTCTAAACCAAATTTTTCTCTACGATCTTTGCCTAACTCTCCGATCATGTTTATTTGAAACATGCCCCACGAGTTATCACCTGTGTTTGTATTAGGATTGTGAGCGAGGGGTCGCCCATTACTTTCTTTCTTAGCAACTGCCCATGCTTCTTTCAGGTCTGTGCCTGTAAAGCCTACGGCATGAAGCAACTCAACCAATTCAAGATCGGTTAACTTATGAGTATTTTCATACTTCTTTAAGGTTGCTTCGTTTGTTGTTTCGCTAACTATTAGTGCTTCGGCTCTTGTTGGTGCTATGGCATCTGATGTAGTTGCTACTCCAAATGCTACGGCTAAGGTCGAAATTGACCCACCAAGTATTAAAGCCTTTAGTCTTGCTTGGGCTTTTGCTGATGCTTTGGCTATTGCCTTTGGCATCTGCTCGGCTCTTATTCTTGCGTTTGTTTTCATCATCACTCCAAATAGTCGTTGGCACTTTCAGATGCCTTTGACTGGTGTGAACGAAGGCGGTGTAAATACCGCTCTGTCGTCTTGATCGATTGGTGTCCTAATCGCTCTTTTACTTCATGGACATCTATGCCGTTCTTTAACAACTGCGTAGCGTTTGCATGTCGTAAATCATGAGTTCTAGGCGACCAGCCGATTGCGGACTTGGCTATTGCTTTGTTCCAAGTTGTTCTCCATACATCACGAGGCATGTGGCTCATATTGTTGATGAAACTCCCTTGCTTGTGCTTCTGCTGATGCTTCTGCTTTGCCTTACGGCTTCGGCTTCTTACCTGCTCTGCTTCTGCTAGTGCTTCTGCTTGGGCTTTGGCTTTGCGGTAGTTTGCTACTGCTTGCCTACACCCTTCGCATCTACAACCCCCATGTGTATAGGAGTAAAGAGTTCCATGCTGGAACTGTTTTCCGCCTTTCTCGAATGGTCGAGAGGGCTTTGCGCTTCGTGAACCTTTAAGTTTACCTTCCGTTAAGAGTATTGTTCTTGGAAACATCAGATCATCTTTTGCTATGCCTTTTGCTAGGACATACGCATTTAACTGCTGTAATAGGGCTTTTCCTATCACTAGGCTTCTCTTATGCCCTGACTTGGTGGCATCTATCACCATGAACCTAGTTCCATTGTTGTAATTTGTTCCTAGATCACTAACTCGCCTTTGAATAAAGATTTCGCCAGTTTTGAAATTAATGTCTTTTGCTCTTACTTCCGTTGCTTCACCAAATCGGCAACCACTTGCTACTAAGAATTGGGCAAATAATTTAGTTCCTTGTGTTGGTAAATGCTTAATGATCTCCTTAAACTCATCAGGGTCTAGGAGATTAGATATATTGGCATGATTGACCTTGATCTTAATTCCATGTGTCGGATTGCTCTCTAATTGACCAGCATTAACCAACTTTGAAAACATTGAGCCAAGAGAAGCCTTCACCTGATTTAAGGTGGCAGGTCTAACTCCCGATAGTTTGAGATCATCAATTAACTTAACTAGGTCTGAAGGCTTCAGGGAAGTTAGTTCTCGATCTCCTATAACTGGAATTACAAATCTAGTTAAGACCGACTTATAGCCCTTCTTTGTGATTGGCATTAGATCAGCCACCGCCAGCCATTGATCTACAAAATCAACCACCCTTAAATTAGCCTTTGAGGGGGCTTTTAAGCCCTGCTTCTCGGCTTGTATGGCGTGATACATGGCTTCGGTTTCATTAGCCCATGTGCCAGCCGATAAACGGCGATTTTGAAGCCTGTAATAGCCTGTAAATCTGCCGTTGCGCTTAATCACATACGCCATAAGTTGCCCCCTCTACTGGCGAGTAATGACCCTTCTACTGGCGAGTAATACTACTGGTGAGTAGGTTCTTAATCAAAAGATAAGCCCCTAATCCAAATCGGACTAAGGGCTGAACTATTGGCTACATAGGGAATTAGGCGGTCAGGCTTGGAACTAACTTGGTGGAACACCAGATAAGTTAGTTATTGAGCGTGAACTAACTTTCTGGAATTAAATAAAAGTTAGTTCGATCTACCAACTGGCTTGATAACTAAATCCTAGTTCGTGATCGCTCTCTAATAGGGAAGTAATTAAATCAATCGTGTATTCCAGTTGGTAATAGTAATAATCGGTCAGATCACTACCACCAAAGAAAAATCCGTCAACTGGTGGAAGTGGATTTTGAAAAGTATCAGGAGTTAATTCAGTTTCTAAACTATTTAAGTAATCGCATAATTGATAAAAAACTTTTTGGTTTTCTATTTGATATTCACGATCAGGATTAGCCAAAGCCTTAATACAATCATTTTTTAATTGTAATAAGTCCTCATCACTTAAATAAATTACTTGGCACTCATCAACGCCCTTGCCACACTTATCAACAATCCAGCCATGAATAGCGTTTGCCTTGCGCCAATAACCAACCATTGATTTAACGATTATGCTTGAAAAATCAGGAGTTGGTAAATCTTTTAATCCAGCAAGATTTTTAATCTCGGCATAAGAACCAGTTTTATCTGTGTTGCTACCCATATATTTTTCAGCATACAAATACATATCTAAACCCATTAGTTGATCTCCTTTACAATATCAATCGCAACATCTAATCCTGATATTGCGCCGTCTAACATCATAAAGTCAGAAGTGCCGTCTTGTTCAGCATGGTTCTGCCTTTTACGCCAAACATGTTGAAGTTGGGTTAACTCTTTAATTGCTTGATCTTTATTCATTTTCAATCTCCAATTCTCTCTCTGATGCCCATTGTTTTATGGTTGTCGTTAACCAAACTGGTGTTCTCCCCATGTATTTGTCGGGCTTGGGAAGGGTGTTGCGATTTAGATAACTGTGTAGAGTTTCGATCTTTAATCCAGTTATCTTTGCTATATCTGTATTTGTTAGCCATTCGCTCATGTTTATCTTTTAACTTTCTGTTTAGTTTCATTAGGTTTAGTTCCCCACTTTGTAGTTTTAGTTTCCGTATCAGCCCATAGATAAGGTAAATCTACTGGCACATTAAATTGATAATAAGTATTATCTTTACGATTTAGATTACTTTGATGCGAGTTATGAAGTTCTAAATTACCAAACCAAAAAGGTAATCCAGTATCAGGGAAGGTTGGGTGTATTGCTACAAAACTGGGCAACAAAGTATCTTTGTAGCCACGATCTATCCACTCTTGGCAGATCGCAATTCCGTATTCACACAAAGCCTTCTCATGCCCACGCCACATCTTTGTAGCAGGGTGATTACGCCAGCCCTGACTAATACCGATTAACGCCCTAAGTATTTGCCACGCTTCAACTCGTTGCTTACCTAATCGCCTGTAATCAAGAGCCTTAGCAGACTTAACAAAGTCAGGATAAGGAATAAAAGTATTAACCATTGATACCACTCCTATATTGTTTGCGAAGCAAACTTTGGCGTTCAATCTCAGTTAATCCACCCCATACGCCATATCTAACTTTGTTAGATAATGCAAAAGATAAACATTTAGTTTTAATTGCTTGATCGCAATTACCACAAAAAGTTTTGGCTTTTTTAATACCAATTACATCAGTTGGATCGGGAAAAAAGATTTCAGGGTCAACTGTTTGGCATGGCGCATCATCAATATCTTGTGGAGTAGGCGTAGTTAATTCAACTGGCTTTATTACTTTTCTTGCTTTAGTAAAAGACACTTGACTTTTAGGTTTAGTCATAATTTTTATCTCCCTTTTCATTAGTAAGAGTTTGAACAAACTTCTCCATGATTTCAACTAAATCATTAGGTTGTAAATTAGCAAACTTCAAAAGTATTTCAATCATGTGTAATAAACCCCATACCAACATCTCAGGTTCTAGGTTTTGATCTGAAATCATTTTGTTTAAGTGTTCATTTGCTAAATACTCTTTTATTTCTTGTGGCAAACTATCTGTTCGTTCTTGATCTAACTTAAATCCACGAACAATTTTAATAAACTCATTAGCAAAGTTAATAGATTTAATTAAATCCATTTGTTCTTGGTTCATTGTTTCTCCTTCATAATTAGTTCATTTAAGTAATCGTATTGAGGTAATCCATTGTTATTTTGATGCCCAGTATCACCACCGCAATCAACGCATTGACCTAATACTGGAACTTTACAACCGCACTCACAATTACACTCAGGCTCGGTGCTAAATACTTCATCAAATAAACTTTCATCAAGTAAATCATCAGCCATTTTTATTCTCCTTTAATTGATTTAGATATTCCGTTTCTATCTTTCTAATCTGTATTCTTGAAGTTCCAAACATACGAGCAACTTCGGATAAAGATTTTTGATACTCAATTCTTTGGTGAACTATTTTTTTCTTTTCATTTTCATTAAACATTACTTACTCCAATTCTATTAGGAGTTGAGTAGGCGCAGATACGGCTCGTTTTATTATCCAAAGCAAATTAAGGAAATAAAAGTCTTGACCGCCCTTCACAAGTGAAAGGAGTGGGGAATGAAAACAAAACCCCATTAAGGTCTTGTGTTAACGCCTACCCAACAATTTTAAGTTAGCGAGAAAGTGATCTCTTTTGTGTTTCTACGCAGTTATAGCAAAACCAAAGAATATCCTGAGAATAGTTATCAGTAATTGTTTTGCCATTATTGCGAACGCCTTGCTGACCGCATTGATCACATAAATCTAATTCGTGATCTTGAACTCGTCTAACAATTTCTACATATCCCATTTATTTACCCCCAAAATAACATTGATCAATAGTGCCAAAGCAATAGTGATCACCAACCCAACTGATGTGTGTTGCTAAATAATAAGTTCCAACCGCTAACGCACTCCAAAATAGAATACGAACTCCAGTTCGAACTCGATAATAAGTTTTTGATCTCATTTATTTACTCCGTTCTAAATGTAGTTGGTATCTCCAACTATTTTGTTCTTGATGAGTTTTTATTCGGTGGCAACTGGAACACCTAACAACGCACTTTTTAATTTCTGATTTAATTAATTTAGAAAGTTTGTTGCTACCAAGTGCAGTTCCGATATTAAACTTTTTACTGTGTAAGTGATCAAACTCTAAAGCCAGCACATTACTTTCACCACAATCAATACAAGGATTTTGTAATAAATAATTAAATACAAACTCCCTTACCTCTTTGTGGTTAGTTCTGTGTTTCTCCGCTTGTCTGATAGACACACAAGGCTTACAAGCCCCTTCATAGCCCTTATTACCGCTTGCGTGTGATTTAGGTTGAAAGCGAGATAGTGATTTGATCTTGCGACAATAACTACAACGCCTTTTACCCTTAGCAAGTAAGTTTAATTTTTCTGCTTTGCGGGTTGATGAACCTTTACGCATTAGGGCAAAGCAAGATTTACACCTTGCCCTAACTTTGTATTTACCCTGCGTATGTTTATTAAACCGATTAAGTGGTAGAGCAGTAAAGCAACCTATACACACTTTAGTTTGTCTTGATTTAATTACGGACTTATTGGTAGCCACAAACAATCCAATCTAAGTGTCTTATATTTAAGATCACTATGGTTTGACGGAGTTAAATAAGCAACAATAAATCGGCTACCAGTTGTGGACACAATTTTGCCTTTACGCATACGCCCATGCGCTTGAATAAAGACTTGATCTCCAACATTAATGTTGTATGGATTTTTTGTGTCGTAATAACCAATTCGTTCATCAGCAATAGAAATTAATTCATCTCTCACATTTACGATCTGTGAAAGTAAATCTAATCTCTTTTGGCATTTTTTAATAACTTTATTTGGGTCAGTATCACCGCCATACATGTAAAGGGTGGCGCACTCACCTAACCAATTTAAGTTTTGTTTTGTATCGCCACTACCACCGATTTCATAAGCAATACTTTCGTAATAAACAAACGATTTAACATCATTCATGTATCCACTAATATCACTATCAGCCAAATAACTTGAACTTGTATTTCCATTTAAGTCCAAAACTGTCCTGAACTCATAATTAAAACCAAGAATTATTAATTGAAAACCTTTGTAGATTTGTTCATCAAAAGTTATATCAATTAATTTGTGTTGGGTTAATAGATCAAACTTATTGCGAGTGTGTGGTTGCCAAATTGAAGTGCTGGTTTCCCCAACACTCCAATAGGCATCTTTGGTATCAAACTTAGTTTTTAATCGTTCAAGATAAAAACTATCTTTAGTTTTAGTTTGTGTAGTCATTAACCCACCAAGTCTTTTGCTTCAAGAACTTTCTCGATTAATATGCTCATAGTTTTGAGATCAATACTCATCTCTGAAACTTCAATGTAGTTATCTCCAACTCGGCGATTGCGTTGATCAACTGTGATGTTGTTAGCACGATCACCAAGAATTGTTTTAAGAGATGCAATTAAAGAAGCAGAAACTCTTTCGTGATATTCCCTTGCTTCTTTTTGTTTGCGATCACGCTCTTTTTGTTCCGCTTCTTGCTTTTGGCGTTCCAGTAATTCTTGTTGCTCTCTTTGCGCCCACTTTGGTTCAAGAGTTTCATACTCAGCAACAATATCTTGTGGTCTAGCCAACCAAAAAATAGTTGTCTGTGCTTGTCCGTTAGTTTTGTAATCATCAGAACAAACTAAATAACCAACATTACGAGAACCTTTATTTGCTGGCGCAAAAGCCTGATCATCTTGTTTATCTGATCTATAAACTTTGTATTCATATTTAGAACTAGATACAAGAGTTGCTTTAGCAACATGGTTGCGTTGAACACGATCAGGATTTTTCTTATCTGATGAGGAATAATCCCATGCTGGAATTACGCCATAGTTAGTTCCTACTTTTAATTCTGCGGATTTCATTTATTTATTCTCCTTAGTTAGAAGGGTGGAACATAGCCCCCCGACCATGTTCCACCACATTTATTTATTAAGCGTTAACTAATCGCCGACTAATCGCATACTTAACGATTGATTTAGCCATGCTAATTAAGTTAAGGGGATTATTTACAATCGCACCAATTTCGCAATAGTGTGATTTTTCCTGATCAAGTTTTACTAATTCATTTTGATCAGCGATATATGCAAAAGCAGTTAATACACCAGCATTACCTAGTTTTTTAATTGCTTCATCATTTTCTCTAACGGAATGGTGTTCCCATTCTCCGTCAGTAATAGCAAAGAAAATACGAACTGGCTTTTCAGTTTCAGCAAGTATTTTAGTTGCGTAAGTGATTGCTTCGGTTGGATTAGTTCCACCCTGAGAGCCAGCATTACGAATTACACCAGTTGCTTTTTCATCAGCACGATACAAAACATTTGTAGCCGTATTGAATGTAATTACTGTGGTGTTTGCGTTAATGCGATCTAATGCTCTTTTAATCGCATACATAGCCCGATAAGCAGAAGTTTCTTTACTGCCACTCATTGAACCTGAATTGTCTAAAAGGATTACGCACTCGATCTCTGTGGCATCATCTTGACCTTCTGCCCATTGATCAAAGATCGTATCTAAATCATCACCACGCATATATCTATGCGCCTGTAAGCGACCCTGTGATTGATATTTATTCCAAGCAGGGTCAAAGGTTGCTTTTAATCTTTCTAACTCTCTACTAAAAGATAGAGATGCTTGGAAAGTTTTAGCATCAGGAGTTTGATTATGATACCGAGATTTTTGTGGCTCTTTAGAATTATTAGTAGCAAGAGAAGGTAAGCCACCAATTTGTCTAATGATGTCGTTGATTTCGTTAGCAATCTGTTGATTATCTAATATGTTATTTAACATATCTGATAAAGCAGATTGATCATCAGGAGTTTGATTACCAGCAGTTTTACCATTACCAGTATTTTTATTTTGATCTGTTAAATCAATTTCAATTACTGGTTCTGATTTTAATTGTTCTGCCAATTTAGCATCATCTT